TATCGCTGCACCCGATGTGGCTAAAAACCACTATGCACTTCAGACCTCGGATAGGATGATTTTGCCTACCACAGGGACGATGCGCATGATGATCGGAAATGACATGCTAACGATGACAGGTGCCCGGGTCTTCGATGAGAAGTCCTTGGCACTTGTTTATCGCGCAATCACTGCCGGTCTATTCGGACGCGCTTCTAAGAAGCGCTATTTCCTCTGGATCCACGACAAAGACGGGTTTACCCGCGGTTACTTGCCACTTTTCACACAAGGTGATAGTGGTGAGCGCCGAGGGCGTCCGCCGTTGAAGTATATCGTAGAGGCAGTAACGCATGATAGTGAGCCAGAAATACTTAGCGCCCTAAAAGAGCTCTATTTACACTGGTTTTTCTAGAGTGTTTGGCAGTTACTGGGAGAAGCACTGATGGATCTTAATCCTCAAGCTCTTTACTCACTCCTACGTCGAGATTTAGCATCGTACGTCAGTGATCAGGACTTGGATTTTCTTGCCAAGAACGATCTCTGGCCCGATGCGTCTCTCACAGAAGCTGCCTGTGCTTCCATCCTTAAGTCGATTCTCAAAAAGTTGAGAATACGGAACTCGAAGGAACAGGATAGACAGGCCGCGACTAAATTTATGGCTATCAATGAAAGATGCCGTAAATGGGAGCTGCAGCTTCAGAACTCAAGGGAGGAGGCTCTATATGGCGAATTTAAACGCGCCATATATGAGTTCTTTACTCCTGAAGGTTTCGACCTCGTAGACAATCACCTAACCGTTCTCGACGTGAGTCGATGCGGTCCTGGTGCTAGTCTCGAGGCGAGGGGTGGCGATAGTTATACAAAACTATTCTCCAGCCCTCTAACCTGCACTGATCCGACCTTATACTTTTGGTATAAGCGCCACTGTTCCTACTTCCCAAGCTGGGACTCCGCGGAGAAATTCCGCGCAGCTCAGTTCGGTGATAAGTCGGTGGTCGTAGGAAATCGTTTAAGCTTCGTTCCAAAGGACGATAAAGTCTCACGATCAATATGTACTGAACCTAGTCTGAATATGTATTTTCAGCTAGGATTAGGTCATATGTTTGAGCGTCGTTTGTTAAGCATGTTCGGATTGAACATGTCGACACAACCGTTCAAAAATCGTGAGCTCGCCCGACTTGGGAGTCAGGGTTGGGGATATGTCACCATTGACCTATCCTCCGCTTCTGATTCAATTGCACTTTCGATGCTAGAATCTGTAGTGCCGCGAGGCATTATGAACCTCGTTAAACTCTACAGAAGTCCGGTATCAAGTGTTCCTGAGTTCGGTGAGCAGCAACTATGGATGGTCTCTACAATGGGGAATGGTTTTACATTCCCATTGCAAACCGCCATCTTTGCGTGCATCTGCAAGGCTGCCTTTACGATGAATGGAGTTAAACCCATAAATCCTAGAGGCACGCACCATGGTAACTGGGGTGTCTTCGGAGATGACATTATCGTTCCAGATTCTATCTGTCACGACGTGTTTAAACTCCTTGACATCCTAGGTTTCACGGTGAATCCTAGCAAGACCTTTGTCAAAGGTCCGTTCCGCGAGTCTTGTGGTGGCGACTATTTTCATGGTCGCGACATTAGAGGTGTCTACGTTAAAAGCTTAGACACCCCTCAAGACCGTATCGCTGTAATAAATCAACTTAACCTGTTCTCGACAAGAACAGGCATTCAGTTGCCGTGCACGGTTCAGGCTCTGGTACAATCTGTACCATGGCTTCCCGTGCCTCCGGCAGAGAATGACGTCAGTGGGATTAAAGTCCCGTCTTCACTTGTCCGAAATTTACCCTATTGTGTCTCCCACCAGAGTATATTATATACTCGGTATGAGGCAGTAGGAGCTAAACTACGGATCTATGAAGATAGGATCAAAGTTCCACGTGGCGCTAGGTGGAGACTATACAACCCTGACGGGTTGTATATCTCTTTCTTACAGCGGTGTATTAACTCAAGTACAATTGGTGTCAGGCATGACACTGTGAAGTACAAGAGGAAGCGGGTAAGTAGTCCCTTCTGGGACTACAAACCGACGATCCACCCTTTGTGGTGGTTTAACTGGCAGCGGTGGGAAACCGCTGTTTACCTCAACCTTTTCGGTTAGGTAAATCCCCGGGGTGAGAAGCCCCTCTCCGAAT